CAAGTACGACAATATCGTGAGGTTTGACACTCCACCTAAAGGGCGTGTTATAACGCAGGACGTAGTTGACAAGTTCAACCTCACAGCAAAAGAAAAAGCAGAGTTGGTCGATGTTGAGGAAGGGACACTTCTTGATTTTGCTATCCAATCAAAAAGGAGAAGCGTATCTGACTACCTGCGTGATTTGACCGATTTGCAGAACGAGATCAACTCCATCGATGACTACATCAGATCCTTCTGCGACGAAATCAAGTCCGATTGCGGAAAGGGGGGTGACGGCGAATGAAAACCAAGATCGGGAACATCCCCGAGTGGGTGAAAGACGAGGTGTGCAGCGGGATAACCGCGTGCGAGAAATGCCCGTTTGTAAAGATCGAGGCGAACGGTCTGTGCAACTGCCGGAAGCGCGACTACGACGCCTACGAGGACGAGGTCGAGATCGCGGACGAGTATTTTATGGAGGGATAGGACGATGGATGACCTGAAACCGTGTCCGTTTTGCGGAGGGAAAGCAACATTCTTGAAACAGCGGTTTGTTCACATTGAACCGCTATATGCGGTCACTTGCACGAGTTGTGGAGCAAGCACGATGTTCTATCCTACGCTATTCGATGCAGCAGAAAGGTGGAACAGAAGAGTAAACGATAGACGGATGATACGAAAGGGTGAGCGAAGATGCCAAGATACGTCGACGTAGAACCTATAGAGAAGTTCATTACGGACGGGTTGAACGACCAAAAATCTCCGTATGGTTGGGTGGGCGTGAAAATCCTTGCGGAAGTTCACTATGCTCCGACCGCCGACGTAGAACCTGTAGTACATGCACATTGGATTCGTCGACTCCGTGACCACAGAAATGACTACTATGATGTAATGGAGTATCCGTATAGATGTTCTGCGTGTCGAGAAAAGAACAAAGAAGAATCGAAGAGGTGTCCTGAATGCGGCGCTCGAATGGACGAGGAGGCGAAACAATGAAAACGATTCTCTACATCGTCATCTGCGTCCTGTTTGCTCTCGTCCTGTCGGCGGCGACCGTGGGACTAATCATTATAGGGGGTATGCAATAATGAAACAAACATCATTTTTTGACGAAATCTACGTTGACAACTTTGCAGGGGGCGGCGGCGCGTCCACCGGGATCGAACTGGCAACCGGGCAGCCGATCTCAATCGCTATCAACCACGACGAAAGCGCGATAATGATGCACCGTCGTAACCATCCGTGGACGGAACACTACCGCGAGGACGTTTGGATGATCGATCCGGTCAAGGCGTGCCGTGGGCGCCGAGTTCGTCTCGCGTGGTTCTCTCCGGATTGCAAACACTTCTCGCGTGCAAAAGGAGCGGCACTTTGCGATAAGAAGATTCGCGGACTTGCGTGGGTTGTTCTTCGTTGGGCAGGTCTTGTTCGCCCCGACGTCATTATGTTGGAGAACGTGCCGGAGTTTGTCACTTGGGGACCGGTTCGCAAAGGACACCCGGTGAAAAGCAAGGCGGGACAGACTTACCGCAAGTGGAGAAGTCAGTTAGAAGCACTCGGATACAAAATCGAAACCCGCAATCTCTGCGCGGCAGACTACGGTGCGCCGACCATCAGAACGAGGTTCTGTCTCGTAGCGCGGTGCGACGGTCAGCCGATCAAGTTCCCGGAGCGCACGCACGCCCCGCGGAACAGCCCGGAGGTCAAAAGCGGAAAACTGAAACCGTGGAGATCCGCCGCGGAGATCATAGACTGGTCGCTGCCGTGCTTCTCGATCTTCGAGAGTAAAGAGCAGATCAAGGCGAGATACGGCGTCCACGCCATCCGTCCTCTGGCTGACAAAACGCTCCGCCGGATCGCGATGGGGCTGGACAAGTTCGTCCTCAAAAGCGCCGAACCGTACATTATGAGCAACAACGAGAACAATCAACCGCACGGGATGGGCGATCCGGTACCGACGATCACCGCGGGGAACCGGAACTTCCTATGCACTCCGACTCTGATCCAGTATCACAGCGAGAAAACGGCGCAGGGGCGCGGTCAAACGGTACGTGATCCGCTCTGCACGGTAGACGCGTCAAATCGTTACGGGTTGACGTCGGCGTATCTGACCGAATACTTCTCGACCGGGAGACCTCGGACGGTAAAAGAGCCAATGAATACGCTGACCGCACTCGACCGGGACAATCTGACCGTCGTATCGATGACGAAGTTCTTCGGCGGTGTTGTGGGAGCGAAAATGCAGGAACCGTTGCCGACGGTAACTGCGGTCGATCACAATGCGTTGCAAGCCGTCCACCTGGCACATTTCAAGGGAAAAGACAAAGGACAGACGCCGCGCGATCCGCTGATGACCGTGACGGCGACCGACGGACAGTTCGCCGCCATTCAAACCACGATCGTCAAATGGGACGGCAAGCAGGATCTGCATTACTGGGGAGAGGTCCGGGCGCTCCTCAATCGCTTTTGCGGCTATCATCTTTTGGAAGACGAGGTTCTTCTTCTTTCGGTCAACGAGGCATTTTACTTCATCTCGGACATTGGTCTTCGGATGCTCTCGCCGCGGGAACTGTATGACGCAATGGGATTCCCGCACGATTACATCATCGACCGGGACGTCGACGGAAAGCCGATCAGCCGCGCCGCACAGGTTGCGCGTTGCGGGAACGCGGTTTGCCCTGCGATCTCGGAAGCGTTGACGAGAGCAAATCTGCCGGAATGCCCTGCAAAGCGCGTTGGTAGTATGCGTGAGTTGCACAGCCGGATGGCGTAAGAGGGAAAAGGTATGAAAGTCCACTACACGATCCCTCTTACGCCCGTGACGAAGAAGAACTCGCAACGAGTGCTTATCCGGCAGAGCGGCAAACCGTTTGTCGCCCCGTCGGAGCAGTACAAGCGTTACGAGAGCCAAGCGGGGTGGTTTCTCCGCCCCGCACCGCCCAAACCGATTGAGTCTCGCGTCCACATCAAAGCATTGTTCTATATGCCCGACAACCGCGTCGTGGACAGACCGAACCTTGAACAAGCACTTTACGACATCCTTGTAAAGTACAGAATCATCAAAGACGATAACTACAAGATCGTGGCGTCGGGCGACGGGACTCGCGTTTATGTGGATCGGGAGCAGCCGAGGACGGAAATCTATATTGAGGAGTACGAAGAATGAGCGGAAAAGACTGGACGGGCAATCGCAAATCAACCTTTGCAACGCTCGGAGCGAGCAGTCACACGGATCACGACCGGGAGCAAGACGATTTTTACGCGACCGATCCGAAAGCAATAGACTGCTTGCTTTCCGTAGAAAATCCGTCGCCGTTTGTGTGGGAGTGCGCCGCCGGGCAAGGACATCTTGCCGAACGGTTGAAGCAGAACGGCTACAAAGTGTTTGCGTCCGACATCGTTGACCGTGGGTACGCAATCGACAAGAAACAGGATTTTCTGCTCTGCGAAAACCTGCCGCCCGGTTACGAGGACTGTGACGTCATCACAAACCCGCCGTACAAACTGGCGCAGGAGTTCGTTTTGAAGGCGTTGGAACTTGTCAAGACGGGGCGCAAGGTATATATGTTTCTCAAACTTTTGTTTCTTGAGGGAAAAGCGAGATACGCCGAACTGTTCAGCAAGTACCCGCCCCGAACGGTCTGTGTGTTCAGCGAACGCATTATGTGCGCTATGAACGCAGACTTCGATCAGTATTCCGCGTCCGCAACCTGCTATGCGTGGTTTGTATGGGAAAAAGGCAACTACGGAACGACCGAAATCAAATGGCTCTGCTCTGCCGACGATCAAGTGAAAGGGCAAATATCATTTTTTGAAGGAGAACAGCAATGAAAACCAAAGAACCGAAAACCTTATGTACTGACGAATGGGGAACGCTTTACGAGGACTTCGAGGAAAGATCTCGACTTGACGCAGCAGAGACCGTCGTTACCATTGTTGCAAGAGTTGCTCTTGCTCTACTCGCGGTAGTTATCATCAAGTTTTGCGTCTACAATGCAGTCCAAGAGGGAAAGGCAAAGATGACGGAACGAAAGATCGAGCAAGCCATCATCGAGGAACTCAAACTGCAAGCGACCGACCACGGCGTGGACGGAGACGAGTATGTAATCTACCTTTTCCCCGCAGTCGCGGCGAAGAACGAGGTCGCAGACGAGGGCGGGCGGTTTTACCTCGCCTACATCATCGGAAGCGGCACGGACGACGAGGGCGAGTGGCAACTCGTTAAGTACGAACCGGGCGGGAACATCGGCACCTTTGACATACCGTGAGGGGTGAGAGAATGAAACGCGGAGAAATCTATTACATCGACCGGGAGTTCAACGAGGTCGGATCGGAGCAGAGAGCAGGTCGCCCCGCGATCATCGTGTCGAACGATATCGGCAACGAGAACGCGGAGATCGTCGAGGTCGTGTATCTCACGACGCAGCAGAAGAAGGACTTGCCGACGCACGTTGCGATCCGATCCACCAAGTACAAGTCCACCGCCCTCTGCGAGCAGATCACCACAGTTGCCAAGAAGCGGATCGGCGAATACTGTGGGACTTGCACCGACAACGAGATGCAAGCCGTCGAGAACGCGATGCTGATCTCGCTCGGCATCGACTACGGCGACGGGGACTACTACGACGAGGAAGCGGACGCGCCGGACTCGGCAGAACTGGTGAGGGTGACCGCAGAGCGCGATACCTACAAGATACTGTATGAGAGTCTCGTTGAAAAACTCGTCGGCGTGATGAAGAAAGAGAGCGACAAATAATGAGTGCCTTGCCATTGGAACCCGTCACACTTTCGGAAAGGGAGAAGCGCGAATTGCTCGCGGCGGCGCATTCGGGCGACCGGGCTGCGCGCGAACGTCTGATCCTCGGCAATCTCCGGCTTGTGCTTTCGGTGCTTCGGCGGTTTTCTTCGAGGAACGAGAACCCGGACGACCTGTTTTCGGTTGGTGTGATTGGACTTATCAAGGCGATTGATTATTTTAACCTCGATCTTGACGTTCAGTTCTCGACTTACGCTGTCCCGATGATTAACGGAGAGATTATGCGCTATCTGCGAGACAATCACCCCGTAAAGGTGAGCCGCTCCATCTTCGACCGCGCCTACCGCGCGCTATCCGTGCGCGATGAACTGACCCGCAAGACCGGAAGGGCGCCGACAGTCGAAGAGATTGCCCGCGCGCTCGGCGAAGACCTGACGGCGGTTATACAGGCGATGGAAGCACTTGTCGACCCGGTCTCCCTTTACGAATCAGTTTGCGGAGATGGAGAAGACGCGGTTTACATAATCGACCAACTGAAAGACGATAGCGTTTCGGAAGAGGATTGGATCGAGAACATCGCTCTTCGCGAAGCGATTGAACGCCTCGGTCCGCGTGAACGTGAAATCATCCGAAAGCGGTTCTGGGGCGACAAGACACAGATGCAGGTCGCCGCCGAAATGGGAGTTTCGCAAGCGCAAATCTCGCGAATCGAAAAAAGAGCAATCAAACACATCCAGGAGAATATTTGAAAAAAGGAGAAAGAACAATGAGCATTTTGCTTCCTGTCAATCCGCCCTATGCCGGAATGCTTGTGGATGGATTGAAAACGATTGAATGGCGCAGAAAACCGTTGCCGGAAGGAACGGCGTACATCTACGAGACGAAGAAAAAAGGGGGAAGCGGGCTGATTATCGGTGAGGTGTATATTGGAGACAATATAGAGTTTCCTTGTGTGTCGGATATACCTCTAAGATATTTGGACAAGGGAATAATTGACAGTCCCGATATGCGAGACTATATTCCATTCGGGACAGTATATGGAAACGAGGTGCATCTTCCTATCCGATACACTATCCCGCTCCCGTTGAACAGATTTCGGTTGCCCTGCAACTGGAAGTATGACTGTTGCACTTGTAAACTGTGGAACCCGGACAAATACGAAGCGTTCTGCAAGCGAGCCGAACCGCTCACCCGCCCGCCGCAGTCGTGGTGCTACTGTGAAGATTTGAAAGAAGAAACGGTTACGGAAGAAGGGAGCAAGAGCAAATGAGCGTATCAATTACCGAATGTCGAGACTGTCTGGAAGCAATGCGGGAGTTTCCCGACGGGTACTTCGATCTTGCCGTGGTAGATCCGCCGTATGGAATCGGTCTGTGGACGATGAGTTTCGTAAAAGCGGGGGCGGTCAGAGATTCCCGTAAATGCGCCGTCCCAAAGCGGGACTACACCAAGACCGCGAAGTGGGACAAACGACCGGGCAAAGAATACTTTGACGAGTTGTTCCGCGTAAGCAAGAAGCAGATCGTATGGGGCGGTAACTATTTCTCCGATCTGCTCTATCCGTCGCGCAGTTTCATCGTATGGGACAAGAGGTGTTCTGACGAGATGAGCAACTCGTTTGCAGACTGCGAGATCGCGTGGATGAGCGAGGGGATGGGCGTGGCGCGAATGTTTCGGTATGTGTGGAATGGAATGATTCAGGGCAATATGGGCGACAAGGAAGACCGTTTCCACCCCACGCAAAAGCCCGTCGCGCTCTACAAGTGGATTTTTCAGCACTTTGCAAAACCCGGCGACAAGATCCTCGACACGCATTTGGGCAGCGGAAGCAGCCGGATCGCCGCCTACGACGCGGGGCTTGACTTCTACGGTTACGAGATCGACGAGGAATACTTCGCGGCACAGGAGCAACGGTTTTACACCCACACGGCGCAGTTCAGAATCGATTTTGACAACGAGACATAAAAAGAAGCCGGGGCATTCGCCTCGGCTTCTTCTTGCTTACAGTTCTTCGAGCGTTATCACATCCGGCGCCCTCTCCGTGCTGTTGAACTTGTGCAGCAGTTCTCGTTTGTAGTCGAGCAAATAGGTCTCGCGCTGAACCTTCACGTCAGCCGTACTCTTTGCGGACATCGCGGTCGTAGACAGGGAGATCAACTGCAAAATCAGTTTGACGATCGCCGCCGCCGGATCATAGTACACGACCACGGTGATCGTCGTAGCAATGAACGAAAGCAGAAACTTCGGTGCGAGCGTTCCGACGGTTTTGCCCGCGATCTTGATGTTGTACCTCTTCTGATCTCGAACGTCGCCCGCGATCTTATGGTTCGACGCGAGCAAAAAGTCAGAGGAACACTTCTTCGCCTTCTGACGGTTCGCCTTCAGGATCGCCGCCCGATACCGGCGCGGAAGTTGCTTCGTCTTTGCGACGACCTCTTTCCTCGTCTTTCCGTAATACTCGCGCAGATACACGTCGTACCGCACGAACGGCGTGACGATTCGGCGCCGACGCGCCTCCAGTTCGTCGAGCATCTGCTGCTCGATCCACTTCTCGATGTCGGAATAGTCGCGCTCGACCGTGATCCTGCGCTCGTCCTCATACGCTTTGAGGGCGGCTTCGTACTTGTCCGCGTACTTGTCCTCGGCTGTCTTTACGCAGTTAGAGAACACGGAAACGTACATAAAGACCACGAGCAGGCAGAAAATAACCGACGAAACGATATTGTTGACGGTCATCGAGAGCGTTGCGTCCCCACCCGTGACAAAGGTGTATATGATCGTAAAGACCATAATCAGGAACGGAACGCTCATTGCAAAGGCGTTTTTCGCTTTGGATTTCAGCCCGGGCGTGAAAAGGTCATCCATAGATTATTCCCCCGTTTCCAGTTTGTACTTTCTGGCGATCTGTTTCGCCCACAGGAAGAACCCGTCGCCGATCAGAGACCCGATGATCCCGACGAGCGCGATACACTTGATTTCGTGCGAGATCGCCTCCCCGACGAGAAACAGAAGAAACAGGATGATCCAAATCTTCAACGCCGACGGGGATTTGAGAATCCGCTTGACGAACTTCCAGAGCGGGATACAGGCGATCACGATTAGGAACACGCCCGCAAAGGAAATCTGCTTCTTCGGTTCGCCGGCGATAAGCGGAAAGTAGTTGCAGGTCGAAACGATCGGGGGCGCGATGAAGAAGATCAGTCCGAGCATTCTGAGTATAAAGACCTTGCCGTTGGCGGTCATTCGGAATCACCCGACCCCTCGTTTTCCATCATTGCTTTGTCACACTCGGTCTTGTAAAGACGCGCCTGTTCTTTGACAGAATCGGGGAATCGCGCGGTCTCGACCATAAGGCAGAGAAGATTGACGGTCTCCCTATTGATAATCAACTGCGCGTCTTTCTCCGCTTTCACGGAATGCAGGGACTCGGTGAGGTCTTTGAGCATAGGCAGATAGGGTTCGATCTGTTTCAAAAATCCGAGCATCGTCTGCGACATCGCGTCGCTTTTGCCCTCAAGTGACTTTGAGGTAGTGGTCACAGACTGGGCGATCTTTTTGAGGACACGGTCTACGATAGGAAGCAGACCTTTCTTCCACAAGAAGAACAGAACGCCGATGCCCGCAAGAGATGCGCCCGAAAAGATGGCGGCGGCGTGGCTTGAGACAAAGCCCCATACGGCGTCAGCAAAGCCGACCTTTTCTTCGACCGTCTCTGATGCCCCATTTTCTTCGCTCACGGCGATTTCGGGTTCGGGGGCGTTCTCGTCCGCCGCGTCTGCCGAAACGAACAGGCAGAAAGCGGAGCAGAGCGAGAGAACGAGCAGGAGCGCGACAAGGATGCGAATCGTGGTTTTCATCTTCTTTTTCCTTTCTCTGTTCGTTAGAACAGTCCGTTATCTTTCGGGAGCATATACTGCTCCAATGCAACGACGCGTTTCTCAAGGTCGGCGAGTTTCTTTTCCGCTTTCACGGCGCCGTCCGCGAGGGCGCGGAGGATATCGCGCGGGTTTCCATTCGGTGCTTCCATCGTGATTACCCGCCCGGTCATCCGCTCCGTCACGGACATCGTCTTCGCCGACGCAAGGACGGCGGTCTGCACTTTCGTTTTCGCACAACGCACCTCATACGCCGCTTTGCCGACGAACAGCGTCCCGTCGATCAGCCCCTCAAACGCGACGGTCGAGTAGACCGATTCGGGATCGGGTTTGAAGTCGTCAGCCATAAGGGCGACGTTCCCTTTTACTAACCAACGCATTATCGTTTGTTCTCCTTCCTCGTTTGGTAGACCCGGATTCTTTTTGTGCCGTCCCATTACTCGGTTTCTTCCTCAACCCACGTCAAGGTCGGAACGCCGTCCGCAACGACGAGTTTCTGCACATACGTTCCGTCGGTCGTGGGATAGTTCTCGGAAATGACCTTCTTTGCGTCCCATCCGGCAAGCGCGCCGAGCGAGTCGAGGAAATCGACCATTCCGACCGTGTACTTGACGAAATACCCCTGCGGCACGGGAACGGTCTGCGCGGGGTCTTGCGTGAACTCGATCGTGCCGAAATTGTGAACGGGCAGATATCCGTTCTCAAGTTCTCCCGTAAGCCAACCGGGGTTTTCTTCTGGCGTGATCGCAATCGGCGTCTCCAGTTCGTAGATGGTGTTCGTTCCGTCCGTCCATACGTCGGGGTCGTTCTCGTCACCCGATACATACGCGCGCTCGCCGAGGTAGCGAATACCGCCCCCCGCTTGATACGCGACGTCGCACACGTCGCCCTTGCTCCGAAGAGTGATGTTCGGGAGCGTGACCGTCGTTGCCGAGTACGCCTCCCACGGTTCGTTCGGGGTGTCCCACAGAACGTAGAACATCACGTTCTCATAGGTGGTCGCGGTGATCTTCACATAGACCGTCGATGCGCCGAGCGTGATATCCTCTGTCGAAGTGATCTCGGAACTCGTCTTGAGCAGGGTCTTGTTTGCGTCGTACTCCTTGAGATACCCGCCCGCCGTGATCCCGCTCAATTCGTATTCCGTTCCCGGCACGACGCGGATGAACTCGTCAAAGCCGGAGAACTGGTTCTTCTTGCGGGAGATCAGACTCGCGCTCTTGGACGAAATGAGCGTTCCCGCATTATACGCGTAGCGAGTGTTCGGGAACTGCGTCAAAAACGGTTTCGGGTCATACGAAGCGTCCGTGATCCCAAAAGCAATCGTGAGGTCAATGATCTGCAAATCTTCTACGGTCATCGTCTCCCCGACAGGAAGACCGATATTCGCGCCGTAAGTGTCCAGATTTGCATAAAAGTAGATTCGCCCGTTTGCCGTCGTGTTCTTGTTGTACTTCCAAACGATGGTCTTCCGGGTCGTTCCCGCTTCAAGAGCAAACACACCGGGATACCCATACGCGCTACCGTCGTATGTTCTAAACTGTGTGTGTGTCGTTGCGTGGGTAGTAGTTATCGTTGCCGCAATGAGGTAAATATGGTTAGCAGTCCACGGAATGTTGTTGTGCGTAGTGTTCGGGTTGCCGGAAGAGAACGATTGAGAAGCCGATCCCGTTCCCGAAAGAGTCGCTTTGTTGTTGGCAACCGTTGCACCGTCCCACATAGACGAGGTCGCAAACGTCGGGTCTTTGCACAACTGATTCCACTTGATCGCTTTTCCGTGAAGTTCGGTGAACTTCATAAGACCCGACATAATCTCCGCGTCGCCGCCCGTAGTGCCGTACACGATAGGCGGGCAGGAGTTCTCGGCGTCGGCGATCTGCCGGTTCGTGTTGATTTGGTTGGCGAGGTCTGCCTGTTGCGCGTAGGTCGCGCTCTCGGCGTAGTCCGCCTCGGCTACCTTGATTATTCCATCGATGAGTCCCTCGATCAGCGCGTCGATTGCGTCCCCGACCGCTTTCGCGTCTGCTGATTTGCCCGCGGTGTCGAGGTCGTCGTCGATATTGCCGGAGATCGCTTCGGAAACGAAGGACTCGGTCGCGTAGCCGGCAAGGTTGGTTTTGCCTTCAAGCGGACGAAGGACATAGTACCCGATTTGGAGAGTACCCGCCATCAGCGACGCTTCAAACGCCGCGTCGGTTGTGTAGGTGTAGAAAACGGCGGTATCCTCGACAGAGAGAACGCCGACGTCGGGAACGCCGTAAGTGCCGATCAGAAACTTCTGACCGGGTTTATAGGCGGTACTCGCCGCCGAGGACAGAAGACTGACGAGCGCGGAGTAGTTCTCCGCAGCCGTCGCCTGTTCCGCTCCCTCGGCAAGTGCTTTTACGGGCGCGAACTCGGACTGCAAAACGGCGTTGGTGAGGATTGCCCTTACTGCGTCGGCAAGATCGCCGGCGGGAATCCCGCCCGACGGCTTCTGGTACGCCGTGTCCGCTTTTCCGAGCGAGGTCTGCACGGCGGTCGCAAGGTCGGTCGCGGGGATGTCGCCTTCGGGCTTCTCGTACTTTTTGGCGATCTCCGTGACAAGCGCGGCGAGAGCGTCCGCAAGCGACAGAGGATCGTCCGCGGCGGAGTCGCCGAGGTAAACCTGTATGGTATTTGCAAGCGCGTCCGTGTCAACGGCGGGATCAGCGACAAGCGCGTCAACGAGCGCGTTGAAACGCTCTTTCAGCAGATGCCCGTATGCGTCGTACCGCTCCTTCACCTCTTGCGCGGTCAGGTTGTCCCCACCCGAATAAAGCGGGTTGGTCGGTCTGTTCGACAGTTGCGCGACAAGTTTACCGACAAGGTCGGTAGGTTGGATTTTAAGCGCGTTCAGAGCCATTATTTGATCCTCCCGTTCAGTTCAAAATCGTAGGTGATCCGATACAGACCGAACGAAGACCGGAAACCGTTGCTCTCGATCCTGTACCGCTTGTGTACCCACTTGCGGGCGCGTTCTCGTATCTGCACGTTGATATGCTCGTCGCCCGAAAAGTTCACCGCGTCGAGCATCGTCTGCGAAGCGTCGTTCATCGACCCCGTCGCGGCGTTGTCGTTCTTCCACCCGTCGCGGTCGGTGTAGGTCGTGATCTTGTACTTTGAGCCGAGCATTGCTTTAAGGTCTACGACCACCGACCGTCTCACCGTGTCCTTCGTCAAGTTCCCGATCCCGCCGTCATCGTCCGAGGTCTCGACAAACGATTCGATCCTGTGTCCGCAGAAAGTGTACCATTCGGGGCGGAGCAGGAACGGGTATCGGGTCTGTTCGTAGATGTCGGTGTCGTCGATGGGGTTGTCCTCTGCTCTCACCGCGATCTCGGACTCTGCCTGTACGCCCCGCTTGTCGTTGTTGAAGGTCAAGAGGTCGCCGTTGTCCGTGCCGAAGAAAACGCGGTCGTTCGACGCAACCATACAGGTAGCGGGGTGGAACACGGTCGTTCCCTCGACGCTGATTTTCTCGCCCGTCGGAATGATTTGGTAGTAGGTCGGAACGCCGCCGATGGTTTCCCCGGTCGCAACGAGCATCACGCGCGCCTTGTCGGTTTTCGGAGACCAAGTGACGACATACCAGTCGTGATTATCGCTCCAACTGTTCGCCCGAGTATATTCGAGGTACACAGTATATGCCGTTGGCGCGGCTGCTTGTTCGTTCTGCGTTCCGCGCGCCACGACCTTGTATGTTGTGCCGGAGGAGTAATCGAAAATATCTCCGTCAGTTGTGAGAGAATGCGCGTACGCCGTTGACTTGTCCTCGATCTCGGCAACAAGTTTCCCGTCAACGAGTGTGCCGTAGGAGTTCACATAATCGTCCGCGTATTCGTAGCGGTCTGCGTCTCCCGTCCACGACCCGACCGAGTCGATAAAGTACCATTCGTACCCCGCGCCCTGCGTGTATGCGCGAGAGTCGGCGAGGTAAACGTGACCGTTGTTCTTGAACAAGCACCACAGATACCCCTCTGCCTCGGCAAAGACCGCTTGCGTCACGTCCTCAAGGAGCAGTTTGCCGTTGATAAGCGCGGAGCGGTCTCCGAGCGTTCTCTCAAGGTTGACCGCCTGTTTGTCGATACCGATCACGCCGTTTCGGGACATAAAAACGATATCGTCGAGGAAGTTGCACGCCGCGCCCTTGCACCCGATACCGGGCAGACCGCTCTCGACCGTGTAGATGCGCGGGATCAGGTCTTTTTCGGTCGAGAGACCCGAAAGAACGTACATCGTCGGGTCTGTCGCGGAATCGTCTTTCAGCACATAGAGCGCGTTTGCCGACGGGATCATTGCCTTAATCGGCGCGTTGCTCGTTCCGAGGTTGTTGTAGTTCAGAACGCCGAAGTAGGTCGGGTTGTTGTACCCCGTGAGGTCTCTCTGCGAGTAGAACACGGTATTCGGCAGTTCCGGGTTGCCCGCGAGGAAGATACGCTCGTCAAAGGAAGCGCAGATCGTGCAGCCCGCAATCGCGTCATAGGCAGTTCCTTTGTAATCGGGAATGCCCTCGTTGAACGTGGTTCTGTCCTTGTAATCTTCGTAATCCTTGTACGAAGTGAATTGCGTCGCGTCCGATTTGTAAACGATCTCGACTTTGTGCGTCGTTTCTTCCGCGTCCGAAGTGGTATAAGTGAGACTGGACACATAATCTACGCCACCGATCGTTACCGTAGTAACAACAGGGTTTGTAGTGTTTTTGCCGATGGTGACAGAAGTCCCGTCAATCACAAACGACTCAATGTTTTTTAGTTTGTTGGTGCCGCTTGCGAAGTTCTCCGCTTTGACCTTTTCGTGCAAGGTACAAACAACGTCAAACTCTACGGATTCCTCGCTGTACTTCTCCCGGCTTAACAGAGTGAGCATATTCTTCTGCTCATACGGCAAGCCGTTGATGTAGGTGGTGGGGATGTATGCGTTCAACAACTCAACAAAGAACCCGCACTCCAATTCGGTAGTACCGTACAATCCATCATTGACAAAGAACGACGATTCCAAGTCGCTATCATTTGCCCTGCGAACGGTGTATGTGTTTCCGTTGCACAAAATAACGATTGTGTTTTTGTTTTGGATTGCAATAGAAGGCGCGTCGGGCAAAACCGCAAAGGTTCCTTCTTTGTATTGCACCGTTATCGGTTCTCCGGAACCGACATCAACGTACTTGTAATCGCCTTCCTCAACATAGTGAAACGCTTTCCCAATTTCGTTATAAATAATTGGGTCGCCCGGTCGGAAGAAATGCAGTTCTCTCCCGATATGAACTCCGATATAAGTTCCGTCTTGAAAACCGAATGCGCCACCAAAGTCCGTTCCGTTTGATACAACATCAAATCGAAAGATGTTGTTTATTTTTTTTTCGTAGTTATCTTCGTCAAATGTGCCTGCTGCTTCAATCCGATACCCCGGCACGGTCTCAATCGCCACGCCCGACCCGCTCTTGTAGTCTTTCCACACATTTTTCAAGTCGCGGAAGCGGCGGTCGGATGCGAAGATAGGGGCGGTTGAAAAGTCCGCCCCAAGAAAGCCGTTATCTCCGATACGGCGAGTGTATGCTTTTTTGGGGGTGGACGCTGTGTAGTTGATCTCTGCCATTGTCCGTCTCCCCTCTTACCACCCGTTCGTCAGCACGAATCGGCTTGCTTCGGGGTGGTTATATTCACGCGCGAGGATTTCGTTCCGTCGCGCTTCGTATTCGCTTCTGAATTGGTTCGCCTTGCCGGGGTCTTCCTCAAGATAGAGTTTCGACGCCACGAAAAGCGGAAGAAGGTCGCACAGACCTTCGTCGAGGTCGATCACGGTATCCTCTGCCGCGCCGATCTCGTTGACCGTGTAGGTCTCGGGTTTCATTCGGTAGGTCAAAGTGATGTTCGCGTCGTCCGTGTGTTCCACGGCGTACTTGTTCACGCGGACGAATCGGTCGCTCGTCCAAGCGTTCACCGTGATCCCGAACGCCCGCATATCCTCGCTCGCAATGGAGTATGCGTCGAGGCGTTCAAAACGGGGTTTCGCGTCGGCGGTCAAGGCGTTGAAGACGTCAACCGTGCCGTCGGACTGCACGACGCCCGTTGCTTTGAGGTCAATGGTTATTACACCGCGGGCGGGGCGAACCCGAAACAGATCCGCCACGCCACGGTTGATAAGCGCGGGCAACCGAACATCGGTCGCCAAATCGCGCTCAAGCACATCCTCCGCGTCAGAGCCGACCCCGATACCGAGGGCGTTGATATTGTCGATCAGTTCCCGTATGGTCATCGGGGTCGCCTCCTTTGGAGTGGTTGTGAATGGAAATCAGAGCGCGGTCGCGCCGGAAACCGAGGACGCGCTGTCGACGGCGAGCAGAATGTGCTTGTACGTCCCGAAGCCGACCCCGAACCGGCATCTGCCGTTCCAGATGTAGTTCCCGGTGTGGTTGTCCACCCAGTTGGTGACGGTGAGCGGGATGCGGTTGAAGAACAGGTTGCCCGCGAGGTTCTTGTTGGCTTCGCTCGACATAATGGCGACGCGGTCATCCGAGGACTGCCAGCCGGGAAGGATCACGATGTTCCAGTTCCCGTAGTGCAGGTTGATGTCGTTGTAGCCGTTGCCGAGCGCGCCGTCCGAACCGCAGACCTTTTTGGCGATCATTTCGGCGGCGGGACGGTTGCCGGGCAGAATGATCGTGTCGGCGGTGTAACCGAGAGGTTCGCCGTTCTCGTCCTTCATATTGCGGAGTTTGACGGCGAGGGCGGCGAGCGCCTCCTCGAAAACGTTCGACGCAGCGACGCGGTTGCCGCCGGAGGTGTAGTTGAAGATGTCGCCGTAGAAGAAGTTTGCCTGCGTTCCCGACGCGCGAGTTCCACCCCACTTGTGCGAGGAACTGAACAGCGCCAGCCCGTCGGGGGTGGTCAGATCGAGATGTGCTTTTGCGAACACACCGGACGTAGCCGTTCCCTGCGAGATCGCGTACTCGCAGATTTTGTGTTGCGTCTTGTGGTAGGCGCGAGCGAAGTTCTCGGCACGCCGTTTCGCGTCGGAGGCGACGCCGTAGCGGGCGTCTTCCATCATCTGGGCGGTGACGGTGAACTCCTTCATAAACTGGATGTGTTCGATGAACTTCTTGTAGGTCTCCTCGAGGGAGTCGTTCTCCGCGCCTGCGCCCTCCTCGACCGAGGTGAAGACGCCGAACTCGTTCTGCCCGACGACGGTCTCTCCGAACCGGTCGGAACTCTCGACGTTGAACAGCCAGTCGCGGACACCGCCCTGCTTGGTCAGGTTGTCCGACTCGTGCTCGATGATCATTTTGATCGGGGTTTCGAGTTTGCCGATCTGGGCGTTCACAAGCCCCGTGGATTTCGCGTATACGATAGCCATTTCAGTATCTCCTTTCTGTTATTCCGCTTACGCAAGCGGGAAGGTCACGAGGACTTTGTCGCCCGACGCCGCCGCACCGCAGAGGTCGTAGAGCAGAGCGCCGCGAACCGAACTCGAAACGGCGGTCGCCGAAACGCCCGACGCGGTGATCTTGTACTCGCCGCCAACGCCCATCGAGGACGGCGTCGCGGTCATCGGTGCTTCGTACACGTTCCCGGGAAGAATCTCGGAGACGGTGATCGAGGTCGCACCGGAAGCGGCGGCATTCTCGACGATGTGGGTGGCGAGGACGGTGGTGGACGCGGTCAGGGGCGTAACGACGCCCGCCGCGATGTTGACCGGAGTCCCGGCGGCAATGGCTGCCGAGGTCGCGGTGCAGGGAATGGTGTGCGGCTCGGGGACGTTCATACGACCGCCGAGAATCTTGGCAAGAATGAACATTGTTTTTTACTCCTTTGTTTGAATTTTAGGGATTGACTTTTCTGCGCAACTGTTCGATCTCTCTGTCTTTCATACCGGGGAAAAGATTCCGCAAGGTTGTGATTTCCTCGGCGGACATCGAGGTCGCGCTGCCTTTGGTTCTGCTGTGGACGTCGGGTTGAAGGTGACCTTTTCCGCTGGGAGGAGGCGCAGTCCTTCTGATCTTGCTCCCGTTCGTCATACGGAACGCTTCGACGGCGGACTTCTTGCCACTCATAATAAGCAACCGGAAGGTTTCTTCGTCGTCGAGGTCTTTCGGAGTCTTTACGACATCCTTCGTCTCGGGGTACGCCTCGTGAATCTCGGCAAGAAGACCGTCGAAGAACTTCTTCCCCGCGGCTTCACGGCGCTCCGCCTCGGACATCGTGTGTTCTCTGTCGTAAAGTGCGGCTTTTTCCTCGGTCGTGAGTTCGTCGGATTCAAGACGCTTTTTCGCGTCTGCCTCGTCCTCACCGGGTTCTGCGACCATTTCCGCAACGGAACGGAAACCGTTTTCCTTTGCGTATTTTTCGACCGCAGCGAGGTATCTCGCCGTCACACGCTCCTCTTTCGAGGGAATCGCGGGTTTTACCGGCTCTTGCGAAGGTTTTCCCTCGCCTGCTTTGTTGGCATCTGCGGTTGCCTGTGATTCGGCATCCGCTTCGTCATCCTCGCTATCGTAGTCCGTTTCTCCCGAATCATCGCCCTCGTCGTCATCGGCGTCGTTTTCTTCGACGCCGGTGGATTCTCCGGCGGTGTCGTCGTCGGCGTCGTTTTCTTCGACGCCGGTGGATTCTCCGGCGGTGTCGTCGTCGGCATCGTCGGATTCGGTTTCTGCGCTTGCTCCGCGTCCGTTCTGGGGGAGGATTTCGGCGAGTCCGTTGAGTGCGCTTGTGAGTTCATCGTCGATAGAAGCACTCTCATTGGCGTTCACCGAAGCGTTGTTCTTGTCTGCGTCAGCCATCGTCGATCACCCTCACTTTCCGTTCCGAAGGTCTTTGCCTTTGGATGCGGTGATCTTGACGACCTTCTTCGTCTCTTTTTCGAGACTGGGAGCAGCGATCTTGCCACCCTTGTTGTTCTGGTACGGATTCTTCTTCGCCATTGTCGGTTTCCCCTTTCTTATTATTCTTTTCCTATACCATAGCCGTTCTATGGTTGTCAATCTACCTATATCATAGGCAGATTGGAAAAGTCAACACTTATGATACAGCGTTTTTAATCCGCGAATGTCATAAGCAGTTCCTTCTTCCGTTCTGCGGGGAGGGAAGACGCCTTGATTGCCTTCTTCGCCTCGTCCGCATAGCCGGAATAGCCGGAGTAGTACATCAGCAACGCGATCTGCGATTTCGACAGTCCCGATCCTTTGAGATAAGCGAGTATTTTCTTCTTCTTGTCCGCGCCGGAGTAGTACCGCACGGTCATATAGTAGTTGTAATACTCGTCCCAAGAGACGCCGAGTTCATTGAGCGTAGACGCCTTGTCGTACACGTTCACGTTGTACTCTTTCAGCGCGTACTCCGAACCGTAGGTCAGGCGGTTTGCCTCGGCATAGACCATCTTTTTCGAGGTGTCGTTTTTGTACTGTGTCGCTTCACCCTCGCTGCCGTAAAGTTTCACGACCTGCCCGCCAAACGTAACAGCGTATTTCCCGAGGTCGGATTTTGTGAGACCGTATTGCTTCGCGTTCTTCTGCGTGATCTGCTCGACCGAGTAATTCTTCTCGATGGCAATCGCGTCTTTGACGTTCTCGGCGTAACCCTTCGCATCCTGCAAAGCAGTTTTGTAGAGTTGGTTGACCATCGCACGAACCGCGCTCGCCTGTTTGACCTTTTCCTTGTTGGAGAGGGACGAATCCGCGTTGATGGCTTTGACCTCCTTAAACAGTTCGGACGCCGCGCTCTTGGTTTCGTCAAGGCGCTTCTTCAGATAGTATGCTTCGGCGTCTCCGCCGTTTGCCTTGTACATCGTCTTGTCGTACAGGTCGTAGAACCGGGATGACAGGTTGGACGAGGTATTCGGATCAACGGTGAAGTTGTAGGAGACAACGCCCTTCGTACCTGCGGGGGTGGTGGTCGGGAGCAGGATGTCGCCAATCACGCCCGTATATTGATCGAGCAGATAGTTGACTTTTTTCGGCGACAGACCGAAGTGAGAGGTGAACTGTCCGATCCAAACCGAGATGCGCGAGGTGTTTTCGTCGTAGCGGTCTTTCACGGCGTAGTTTTGCAGGGACATTGACTCAATTGCCGTACCGTACCACGTTTTGTTGTTCGCCACATCGACGAACGGAGAAGCGATATGCCGGGCAACGTTTTGCGCCGGGGTGATCTGGTCGAGGACATTCTTGCCGTAGTCTTTCCAGTCCACGTCCTCGCCCATCAGTTCCTTGTACGAACGGTTGTAAAGACCGGAAATCGTGGAGACAACACGACCTCTCGGCAGTTTGAGCCACGTGCCGCCGATTTTGAACAGATAGTTATTCTCTTTGATTCTGTCCTGCATATCTTTGTATTCGTCGTCGTCGCCGTACATTGCGTTCGACAAAACCATCGGTATGATCGCAAGAAGAACCGCTTTGATAAGCAGGGAGGCAAGCGCCTTGTTGTTTTTTATGCCGTTCTCGGTAAACAGCCGGATCACGCGGTCAAGACCCTGCACGGCGGGGTTGAGGAACGGAGACACGGTAGAGTTAAGTACGCGAACGAGCGTACCGCTTCTGCCAAAGTTGACCGTTACGTCCGCAGCATTCAGCAGAGCCGTCTGCACCGTACCGCCGTGTTTGCGGGTAAGGCAATACTCGGTAAATCTCGGGAGCGCCTCGGTCAAGGTGTTGAAGTTCTTGATATGCTGAAACGCTCCTGCGACACCCTCCGCCTTTTCAAGAGAAGATTTGCCCCTCTTGGCATACTGCCCGAATTCATCGGAGAACAGGGAAGACTCAAGACCGCCGTTTGCAAGGAACTCCGTCCACATATCGTTGTACTTGCCGGAGAGCATCATCTCGGCGTTCTTGCGATACTCGTTGAGGTACTCGAACAGCCCAAACTGCGTCTGCAAAGAACCGTCTTGCAGGTCGCGGGCGATGTTCTTGATGCCAAAGAACGGATTCCAGTTCGTGACGATTTTTTTGAACGTGTCGTTGATCTTTTTCGACGCCTGAACAATCCAGAAGTTAGACTCGGTGGAACGAAGCCCGGCGAGGTCAGAAACGCCCGTGTAGATACGGTCGGTCACGCCCATCGTAACGAGCGATCCGTCTTTGTAGAAAGTGATCTCGTTCTTTACGTTGTCGTGTTCGTCTTTGAACTTGCGGAACAGTTCTGTTGGATCGGGTGCGGAATCGGGATCGGCGAGGTAGTCTCTTTCCATCTGCCGAAGTTCCTTTGCCCGCTTCTGGGATTCCGTTCCTTTGACAACGTTGACATCGTCGGCAGTCGCGTAAATCTCGCCCAGAAGAATGTTCAGTTTCGCTGCCTTGATAGTGCTTTCGATTTGCGCGATATAGTTGGAGAACGGATCAAAGGTTCTGTGGTCGCTTTCCGTCGCCGTTCTCAATCCTCTGTTGACCTCAAGGCTGTTTGATCCCTGCGCGGCGCCTTTCCCGACGCCGTTAGATTCCATCGGCTTCATCGGAATATAGTGCGGATATCTCTTGCGCAGTTCATCGGCGAGTTTCTGCGAAAGCAAGCCGGACTGAACCCTGATGTCAAGCATAACCGAATTGAACTGCACGAGTTCGTCTGCGGCTGCCTTGAAATCGGGATTCTTCCTCTCAAACTCCGCGACGTCCGCTTTCATCTGTGCGACGCTGACGGACGAATAGGGGTTCTTTCCAACCGCCTCGCGCTCGATGGCGTTCAAAGTCGAGTAGTAGGTGGAGAAATCCTTGAAGCGTTTCCCGGCAAGTTCGCCGCCCTCGGCGACGAAGGTCACCTTTTCTCCGGTTTTCTCGTCGTATCCCTCGCATACTTCACCTTTCGTTGCGAGGAACGGTTCAAGAATCGGAAGCAGACCTCTCGCACGGACGTCACCGTTCATATCGCTCAAAGCGATGGAAACCGCGTTGAAAGCGTGTGACCGGGCGGAACGGGCAAACTGCGTGTAAGCGCCCGCTTGTCGCTTCGACATCCCACCGCGAATGAGTTGGTTTTCCACCGCCTGTTGCGCGTTGACCGTCAAAATCTTTGCCGACTCGATCATATTGTCAATGGCTTTACGGAACGCCGTTCTGTTGATCTCGCCGTTTTTAAACTTTTGAACGATAGATTCTTTCGGTTTTCTCGCGCGAAGAACGACTCGCTCGCTTGCGGACATCGGCGAGTAGCGGATGTCGGTCTCGCGGGTCACGGGGGAGGGGGAAAGTGAACTTTTTTCGCCAGAGGGGTTGACATTTGAGACGTTTTGAGATATACTATTCGCAGGAACA